ACAGCATTTCCCAGATTGGAATCACGCGCATCCAAACACGATCCATGGGGTTTCCACGGCCATGCTTGTACCCAACCTTCATTCCCGATCCAGGGTACAATAAAGATTGTCGAAGCGCAGTCATCACGCGCTCATGAATCTTTCGGCTCTCAAGCATTCGATTTACAGAAAGCTCTGCTTTTTCAGCATCACCTTTGCCTGTTGGGTCTGGTGAGAGAACAACTCGACTGGCTCGCGGGTACAAAGCCGAAAGATAAGAAGTAATTACGCCCCACAACCGGTTGACTTCAACTTCGACTTCTCGCAAACGACGATTGCGCTTGGGCATATCGTCACCCGTCATAAACTCCCAGTATCGAGTCATGTACGTATGCTTGTACAAAGACCAGTCTTTACGATTGTTTCGTGCGTACTTGTCATGGCCTCGAACGAATTGATGAACCAACTTCGGCGTAATTTGATCTTTTTCACTCACGAGACTTTGGCTCCACTCATTACATTGAAGGGATTGCTGCGGGCATAATATCGTTTATTGCGCCGCATTGGAATGTCTTTAGATTGAGGCATCTTACGACGATTCCACTCAGCAAGCATTAACGCATCGCAGTGATCGTCGTGGTAACCATCTTGGCCTTCGATTTTTCCTGACTGCTCACGAATGTGCATCAACTCCTGAACAGTGGACATGTCATTGAGCAAAAGCGCATCGCCGTTGACCATTTGTCTAAGATGAGCGTAGCCCATCTCTTTGCTGCCTCTTGTGGTCGTCCAGTTTTTCAGCACCTTGCTGGCGTGTTGACCGGGCTCAGGTGGTTTGTGCCAAAGGGGCAAACCTGCTTTTTGAAACTCACGAATGACAACTGGACCCGCACCACCAGTATTGCCCTCAACAAGCGTTCGAGCCTTGTTGTAGTGCATTGCAAGCTCAACTGCTTTCTGGGCAAACAGAATCTCACCACCCTGATTCATAGACAAGGTGGCCACTTGGCGACCATCAGCACTAAGCACCTGAGCAACAGCGTAGTCCCCGCCATTGCACCAAGATGGGTCTACACCAACAGAGTAGTTCATTCCTGGGTAAGGACGCTCGTAAACGCGCAACTCGCCTTCTACGGGCTTCAGAGACGACAAAACAGAGTTCAAGTAGTCTGTGTCGAACCAACTGCCATCGTGAATGGCAAAGCCGTCCTCGATTGTAAGTGGGTACTCACGTCGAAATCGACGTATGCCAATCCCATTGACTCCGTGAATTTTATCATGACGCCAATACAACTGACGCATTGTCAGGTTGTGTTGTTGCGCCAAGTCCCATTCTTCTTGGTCAGGCTCCCAGCCATCTGGCAAATCTGACTGGTATGCCCAGTGATCAGACCATTTGAAGAAACGAAAGCGAACGGAAGGGTCTCCTTTCTGCCTTGCTTCAATCGCGCTCAAAACTTTGGAATGGAAAAGATTGCCGGGTCCGTCAGCCGTAGAAATAATAATAATCTTCTTGTGTGGGCCCTCGTGCAGCGTCGATGTAACAGACGCCCATACGTCCTCTGCATTGGGCCAGAACGCCAACTCATCGGCGTGCAAACGCTGGTAGGTCCAACCACGAGCATCACTCTTACCGCCTGCCGTCATGCAACGGAAACCGGCCATGCTGTCCTTGAAGATCAACTCACGCTTGTTTGATCGCTCGATGGGCTTCTTTAGCATTCCGGGCAGTGAACGGTAGTAGTGACGCACACGACCAAAGATGGCATCAGTGGAGTCATACGAGTCAGCAACAACCAAGCATCTTGCTGGATCTTGAATCCAATACAAGTAGTTGAAGTTGTAGGCAGTCGCTACGGTGGTGTCACCGATCTGTCGAGGCTTGTAATGAATCACCGTTTCAGCTTCAGAACAAAAATCTTCCAACGCCAACACCTGCTCAGCAAATGGCGTATTGAACGATCGCTCTTGTCCTTTTTCGTCTACGATCTTGAGACGACCAATGAACTCACCAGGATGACCGGCTAACTGAGCAATCAGCTTTTTGTCGTTGGCATTCACTATGCCTCACCCGGCTTGACCTTCCACGACTCACCGCCACCAACATCAAAGTATGCGCGCAACTCAAGAAGTGATTCGCTGTCGGCTGCATCGCGTTTGGCTGCTGCCGAATCAAAGCGAGTCTTGGCGTACTGACGGTATGCCCATTCTTCGCCCTCAGTCATCGCGTCACGGACGCCAGTCCAATACTGAGTGTCCATCATCTTAAACTCTTGTTCAGAAAGCTCAGCGGTATCAGGGAACTCTTCGTAGAACCAAGCAAGGAACCGATCGTCCTCTTTGCACCAACGAGCCCATGTACGCTCACTGATTGGTGCTCCTTGGTACTCTTTGGCTTTTGTCGCCTTGTACCATTCTCCACGAAAAAACCGCTTACGCATCGCCAATCGGTAGGACAGTTCGCGAAACTTTTCTTGCTGAGGAGTTGCTCGAAAACCGTTATCATCAGGCTTCAGCCACTCATTGACATTAAAATTATCAAGATGTTGAGACTCAGTAGGCATGTCGACCACTACGTCACTTTGATCCGATTCAATAAAATCATCTTTTTTGTCAGACATATCTACTCCTCACAACCCATTATCACACAGCATAGGAGTTATGCATGCCCAATAAATCAGAACAAGAATATCGCAGGTTCAACGATGTACTCAGAAAACTGAAAGATAACGGCGAAATCAGTGACGCACCCCCTCCGACCGATCGTGAGGGTCGAAAGGAGTACATCACTAAACTGACCAAGCTCTTTAAAAAAGAAGTTTATGGGTCAGATTAAAACGGAATGTGCTCATCGTTCTGGCTGAACGACGTGTTCTGCGCTTGAACGATGGGCTCGCTGCTATCTTTGCGGCTGCCCAAGAAGCGAATATTGTCGGCAACGATTTCTGTTGAGTACCGATCTACACCAGACTTGTCTTGGTACTTGCGGGTTTGGATTTTACCCTCAACGTAGATCTCTTTGCCCTTGCTGCAGAACTTTGCCACGTTCTCGGCTGTGCGACCCCAAACAGTGACGTTGTGCCACTCTGTGTGGTCTACCCACTCATCGCCTTCTTTGCGTCGGTCGGTTGTTGCCATGCGAATGTTGACAACATGGGTTCCAGATCCGGTGGTTCGAAGCTCAGGGTCAACACCCAGACGACCAACCAAAATTGCTTTATTTACACTCATTGTTTCTTCCTATTTTCATATTTTTTGTACCCAATCGCCAACTCGCGCTTTCGTTGCTCGTCGGTCATCTTGGGTTTCTTTTTGTATTGCATCCGCATGTGTTGTGCCAGAAACTTGTCTTCTGATGGGTTTCCAGACTCAAAATCACCATACTGTTCACCCTTGGCGATTGCTTTTCTTTTTACCCTTGTATCCGCTGCTGTTTGTTGAGGTGAGTCTTTAGCGTGATCTGCTGCTGGTTGATACCGCTCACCTGTAGCATCGGGACCTTGAACGCTTGGCTTACCGGACTTGGTGCCCCAATCATCGTCAGTCCATTCTTTCATCTTTTTTTGTGGTTTTCTAAGGGCCATCAGTCTCTGTAGCCCCCACCAGCAGCCTTGTATTGTTTTGCCAGCATCTGTGCTTTGCGCGCAGACCACTGACCCGCTTTGCCACCCTTACTGCCGGCCAAAATCTTCTTAAACAATCTTTTACGCAGACCTGGCTTGGTGTAGTTTCCGGCCTCGTTTACTCTGCTCTTAGATTTTTTTTTTGGACTACCGGTCTCATCAACAAAGACACCCTGAGCCATCACGATTCTTCCAGGGGCCATCATCTTTGGCATGGGGATCATGCTGTCAGGCGAGTCTTCGATCATTTGATCCAACTCGCGAGCCAATGAATCATCCAGAAACCCTTCGCGATACAGCATGTCAATGCAGTGAGGGTTCTCAGCCAAGGCGTGTTTTACGTCTTGATTGACATCAGAGGGCCTGAGAGGACCTGGATCACGCTTGAACATGGACATTGCTCGCAGGCCGTCCAAAATGTCCAACTCACCAACAGGCTCTTCTTCCATCGGCATAGTGTGATCGTGCGTCACATGATCGAAATTAAACATTAGACCCTCCCGGCCCAAACTGTACAAACACGCATCGAAGCGCATTTAAAATCCAAAGCTTGGCAGTATCCCAACTCGCCCGCTGCTACAGCCATTTCAGGGTCGGCTTCATCTCCAATCCCTTGCTCAATGCAATCCAGAATCTCCGGAGAGCGATCAAAGAACGAGCAATTGGCGCATCGCATCTGCATCACGTTCTCAAGCGAATCATTGAACTGATCAGCGTACTTTTGCCAAAAGTCCTCATTGGCACCCGATTCATCGAGTTGTGGATTGGCGGGGCCGTACATCTTTGTATCGATGGCCTTTTGCCTGTTTTCAAGGTTCAACTCAAGATCTTTTGTCGCACGAGGGCAGGCTTCCGGTTGCCCGGTTTCCCGCATGTTTTTCATCAACATTGAGTTGAACATGATTATCGGTACCTTTTTCCTGGTGGTTTGAGTCGAATTACATCACCCGGCTTTAGATTGTTCAAATCTGCATCTTCATCAACGTAAAACTCAGACTCATCCCCAACAACAACAACTGTAATTTCTGTGCCGTCGTTCAGTGTCCTGTCTTCAGTGTACATTGAAATGCCAGACTTCAATTTGTTAGCAAAAGACTTCGAAGAAGCTGCTTCTGAAAAATCAATTTGAGCGTCTAAATCGTCTTTAAAATCTCTAAAATTACCCTTACTCAAAACATTTTTTGCGACAGGTACGTATTCTTTGACTTGTTTGTTGTAGAAGTCATCCAAACTGTCGAG